TCTTTCTCTAGCTTTGTATCTTACGTTACCAGTATCGAAGTCGCCTTCCATTGCAGTTTTGATAGGTGATCTATCAAACATCTTCATACCGTTAGGCACGTCAGTGATAATGTAGAATGCATCTGGATCAGTTAAGAAATTGTTCACTCTGTAACCTTGAGGAACCATTCCCATAGAAACGATTGCATTGATGTCATTATCAGCAGTACCAACTCTACCTTGAGACTTCATAAGTCTTTCAGCAGTGAACTGAAGTTCAGAAGGGATAATCATTTTAACACCTCTTGCAGCAATTTTAAGACCTCTTTCGTCTGTCATTGCAGCAATATCGATTAATGATTGCTCTAATGAAGTTTCGTTCAAGTCGGCAGGCGTTGCTAATGTGTTTGATACAGTTCCACTAATTGTTGGGTGAGTAGTTGCAAATAATGCAGTACCATCACCTGAAGTGAATGTTCCAAAACCATTAATCAACGGATTAACCGCTTTAACTTGTTTTGTGTTCGCCATAGATCTAGCAAGTGCTTTAGTATATCTACTAGCAAGTCTGTCATACAAGTTATCTTCAATCGCTTCTTCAGTGATTGAAAATGCTAAAGCTACAGTCTCGTGAGTGTATCTTGCAGTGTATGTCTCTTGAGCATTGTCAAAAGTTACACCAGAACCCTCAGCTTTTGTCTGTGCTTGAGCAAAACCTGATAACATAACTTCTTCTTCAAACGCTCTGTCTGAAGACTCAGTAGTGTATATTTCAGCATGCTGATTCTCGTAACGTTTATATTCCAGACCGAATAAAGCATTCAAACCTGGCTCTAGTTCTTTAACTAGTTGTCCTCGTGATATCGCCATAATTATTCTCCTTATATTCCGGCTGTTTGTTTCAAGAAATGTTCATTGATCGTAACGACCCAATTTACATTTGCTGCTGTTAGATCATTATTGTCAGGATCTTTAGAAACACCGATAACCTTTAATTGGCCATCAGAAGTTGCTAAGTCTCCATCATCTAACTCAACTTTTGAAACGTAGTTAGGTGCACTTCCCGCAGTGTACTCGATATCAGCTACATTACCAATATCAGTTTGTGCAGAAGCACCTGTGTTATTTGATTGAACCTCAAATCTTTCATAAGGGTCATCACTTACGAATCCAACAATGTCAGTTGCAGTGTTAGAAGCCTCTAGGTGATTAGCCCATGTAGGTTTTGAAGTTGAAGCGTCAGTATAGAATACACCGTTTAGTGAGCCTAATAAAACGTCTCCCGCTGCTGCTACACCAATAGTTCCAGTAGCTAACATTTCTACTGGGTCCCATTGATAAATAGCTGTTGCAGAAGCTGCAATATCATATTCACTTAAACCTTGATTGTCTCTATTCTGTCCGACTTTACCAATTGCTTTCAAACCGAAAGCGGCGTCTTGATTTGCCATAGTATTTGTCCTCCTTAGACATGGTTAGTTTAAGTGTACTCTGTTGGCTTAGAAATTCTTTAATTAGGATTTCTTAGTACCACCAAAAGTTACACGCGTTTGCCTATCAATATTGATCGGCATACTTGGGTGCTGTTCCTTCATTAAATCGTTGTCTACTGCCTCAACGTTGTCCTGAGCTTGTTGTGTATAATAGTCAGTACGTTGTTTTGCGATTTCTTCCGGTACCCTTGCCAGCACAAGGCCACCAACTCCGATCACTCCCTTGTATTTTCCGTCTTCCACAATTGGATAGTCCGAGTCTGGATATTCGTCAGATCTAACTAATTCATATCCTGATCTAATTCTTCCAGCGACGTTTTTAGTGTCTTGGAATCCCATAGATTCAACTCTGATCCATCTGTGTGTAAAACCTGTTGGAGCAGGGGGTGCATCTAAAGATGATGGTGGAGTCCAAACTTTTTTCTTTTCAGAAACTTTTTCTCTAGTTTGACTCGCACGCGAGGTTCGTTTGTCATTATTATTTTCCATATGCTATACCTCCTTCGTGATTTTTAATTGTTTCGCATATTCTTCAAGTGGCACACCTAATTTTTTTGCTATTGCGACTTGAGACGGTGTGAGTCTCACGGTTTTGCGACCAGTATTTGTACTTCGCTTCGCACTAGCTACTGTTTGTACGGGTTTGGTCGATCCTTCCCCTAAATTAGATCTATTTGTATCAAATTTGTGAGGGAATTCAAGTCTTATTCTTTTATCAATCTCTTGATAATATTCATCCGACTGTGGGTCAAAACCCTCTTTTTCCGTTAGAGTTTTATGTAGATCAAATGCCGTATAAGTCATAGCATTATCTTGACCAAACCATGAATTTTTGGCTGCCCATTGTTCCGCTTTTGGATCTGGAGCTTGTTGTTGTCTAGGCGTTTGATCTAATTTAACCTCTGGTTGTTGTTTCTTTTTGTTATTAAACTCTTCCTGAGCCACTTTAGTCTCAGTAAGTTTAGCTTTTTTATAACCAAGTTCAGATATAGCAGTTAAAGCTTCTGCTTCAGCTCCTAAATCATTTGCTTCTCTAGCTGCAGCAAGTTTAGCTTGTGCTGCCTGTAGACCTGAAGTGATACTATCTTCTGTAGATTGCAAGTATCCTGGTTCAAGCTTCGAGATTTTAGCTTCAGCTTCTTCTTTTAATTTAATTTGCGTTTTTGCAAAATGAGCAGCTTCCTCTTTTTGTCTCTCTGCTTCTCTCCACTTGTGGGTTAGTTTAGCTATTCTTCTTTGTACAGATTCACTGTACTGTTCTAATTCTTTTTCTTTCTCTTCTTTTGGTTCTTCTTTCTTTTCTACTACTTCTTCAGCTTTAGTTTCAACTTCTGGTGTTTCTATTTCTGGAGCTTCTGTTTCTTTAGAATCATTTTCTAATTCAATTTCAGCACCTGGACCAGATGTATCAATGTCAACTGTTTTGTTTTCTTCTACGTCAGGCATAGTTTCCTCCTATGATTAATATTGATGAAGTATATCTTCGGGGTTTTCGATGGTTGCTAAAACTTCATCGTCATTTAGCAATCTTACTTCCCCACCATCGATCTGGATTCTAGATCCAGCGTATCTTGCAAAAATTATCCAATCACCTTTTTTACACCAAGGACCTTCTGGAAATTTTTCTTTGTCATAACAATGTGGACCTTGTGCTAAGACAAGACCGCAAGTAGAACCTACTTGTTGTCTCTCAAGTGTATCTTGTCCAAGATATAATCCACCTTTTGTTTTCTCTGGCATTTTAAATGGAAGAACTAACATTCTCCATCCAGTAGGTGCAGGTAATTTGTTTGATTCTTTTTTCTTTAAACGTTCATAGCCATCAACTTCTTTTTGATTGGCTTCTGCATTTTGTTTTTCGTATTTATCTAATAGTGCAGATTTAGTCTTTGGGTCCGAATTGGACGACGTTTTCGTGTCTTTCAGTATCATTTTTTTTCTCCTCTTTAGGGTTTAGCAGGGATGATATCTCCTGTGATATTCTTAAATAGGCATGTGCCTGTCCCATCATATACTTGTATTTTTCCATATTGTCAACACCACCTGCGATCATGGTATCTCCAATATTTTGATAAGACTCTTTTAATTGTTTTTGTAATTTGGATAGTATAACTGTTTCTTCATGTAACATTTGGTTTTTTTCCTTTGTTTATTCCTTCTTTAATTATGTAGTCTTGAGTGCCATTCGCACCTACCTCTACTTCCTTTCTAAGATTCTTAAAAAGAATTTTTTGTTTATTTTCTTTTTCTTTTTGTTTTGAAAAAGCTTCTAATTTTTTCGTGTCCCGCATAAAATATACTATCTATCTTTATAGAAAAATTGTCAATACCTACGAAGAATTTGTAAATCCATTTATCTAACATTTCCATCTTCTCCTAGCTTGTCTAATTCTAGAATTAGGATCATTTCTTGTTTTAGCAGAAGATCGTTTAAGTTGTCCAAGAGACCTTGCACAGTATGACTTTCTACGTTTCGCAGCTTTTGATCCGGGTTTTACTTTTCCTGTTACTGCAGTTTTTAATTTTGATCCAGGGTTTGCTGCTCTATAAGCTCTTACACCTTTAGCTGTCATTCCAGCACCTGATTTAGTTGGTCTGTAATTTGCTCCCGGTCCTTTTGTTGTTTTTCTAATAGCCATTATTTTTTCTTTACAAATGTTTTTACGTTAGTTGGTTTTCCTCCAGGATTACCCGCTGCTCTTTTTCGTTTGACAGCACTCGCCTTTTGCCCTTTTGTCATCCGTGTGGCTTTTGCAAGTGGGACGCATTTTGGATATTTCCTCTTTGAGCCTTTGCTTCTCCCGCATGGTTGATACTTG